TAATATGTAATTAGTATAATTTACATGTCTTTAAAGTAAAAAATGCCGCGCATGCTGGCTTGAAGAATATTCCCAGCAATAACAACGCCGGTTTCATTAGTGGCATAATACCATAGGTGAGGATCACACGATTGGCTTTCAAAGCCTTCTGTAAACCCTTCGAATTTAATCTCACGATTAAGGGGCAGCCACAACTTAAATGTCTTGTGGTTATTCCCCTCGGTGGACTCGGTAGCTCCCGCTAACTTAAAGGACACATCCCGTTTCTTAACTAGGGTCTTGGAATCAGTAGGACTATATATATAGGAAGGATAATGGGTGGTACTGGCCGCTAGGGTCGTATTCGCCTCACTATTAGGGTCTTCAAATATATTATTAATGGCACCAACTGCCCTTTGGTTCTTTTTCCAACCTAGGATAACACGAACCATAATACTAGTCGAAGGGAGGAGGTTCTGGAAGTGCAATTCTACACGTACTCCATTTGCCCAAATGGACGTTCCCAACCTCCTATTTTTTGTATCAATTAGGGTTACACCCGTCCGCTCAGGCACCTGGCACAAACTAACTGTGGCGGTGGTAGTATCCGCGTGCACGAGGTTCAATCTTGTTGTCTCCCAGCGGAGCGATTCAGCGAGCGATAAAGTGACATTCTGGACTTTCTTACGAAACCCGGATGTCACCCGCCTCTTTCCACCTTTCTTTACTTTTCTTTTTCTTTTATTAAGCAAAACACGGCGGCCAGCACCACTGCGGGAGGACGATCCTTTTCTTTTCATTTCTTTGGGGAGGCGTCTCTTCTTTATTGGTCGCTTACTAGGAGTCTCGATATCAACGGCGCTATACACACCTGTGTCTGGTACTAATAGTGGACCAGCCCAAGTTGTACCGAACCACACTACCTCTTCGCCGAAGTCTATGGCCCTCTTAACGCCCCGAAATAATGGAGAATTCGGCATGACGTAAAATGCGACCTCGCACAAAAAAGAAATTTCATGCGAGGTCCGATCCCGTAGGTTTCTACGTACGTCAGTACAAAAAATAGCTGAGTTTGCATAGTATTACCAAACTCAGCTCAATCCCATCCCTGCTCTCACAAAAAAATGGCTAGACCCACTCGTTGGTGTTTTACTTTCAACAACCCCACCCCCGAGGATGAAAATCGTATCACCGCCCTCTTCCCCGAGAAAGCGAGTTATCTCTGCTTCGGCCATGAGACAGCTCCGGAGACGGCAACGCCACATCTTCAAGGATTCATCGTCTTCAAGCGAGGACTCCGACTCAACTCCGCCGTTCGAGCACTCGGACAGGGAGTACATTTGGAACCAACCAGAGGAACTAACAAACAAGCTTCTGACTATTGCAAAAAGGAAGGAGACTTCATCGAAAAGGGCGATCTTCCCGTTCCCGGCAAAACCAACTATCTGGGAAAGTTCTTTGACTGGACCGACGAATTCTTTGAGTCCCACGGAAGAATCCCGACCGCGCGCGAAATCGCGCAGGTATATCCCGAAGTGCTACTCCGACACAGAACAATCCTCGACGTACTTCGACTCCGAGTCCCCGCCCCCGATTTTCACTTCGATGCCGAGCCCCTCCCCTGGCAATCTTCCCTTGAAGAAATCTTATCAGCCCCCTCCGTCAATGATCGAAATGTCCACTTCGTTGTCGACTGGGACGGAGGAAAAGGAAAATCTTGGTTTCAAAAATACATGTCATCCAAATATTCAGACCAAGTACAACTTCTAGGGCCCGGTAAGCGAGAAGACATCGCGCATTGCATCGACTCGTCCAAGAGTATATTCCTTATGAACATTCCTCGCGGGCAAATGGAGTATCTCAACTATTCTATTCTTGAACAAATTAAAGATCGGCATGTTTTCTCACCCAAATATGAATCGCAGATGAAGGTTATGACTCATCCAACGCATGTGGTAGTCTTTAGCAACGAAAACCCAGATATGACTAAAATGTCTACAGACCGTTATGAGGTCGTTAATATGTAATTAGTATAATTTACATGTCTTTAAAGTAAAAAATGCCGCGCATGCTGGCTTGAAGAATATTCCCAGCAATAACAACGCCGGTTTCATTAGTGGCATAATACCATAGGTGAG